CTAGAGTTGATCAATGGTCTGTAGATAATATAACAATAGATGGAAATACGATATATTCAAATGATAATGATGGAGATATAAACCTTTATACTAATGGTACTGGACATGTTGTAATACCAGATGATAAGAAACTTACTTTTGGTACAAGTAAGGACTCTAGTATAGAATATGATGAAAATGGTACTGATAAAGTTCTGGTAACTGGTGCAGATTGGGTATTCAACAATGCAATGCAGATCTCAGGTGGAGTATCTATTGATAATGTTGGAATATCTTCTAATATAATATCAACATTATCTGGAGGTGGTAATACACTTTATATTGACCCCTATCCAGATGGATTGAGTAGTGAAGGTATAGTTATTGTTAAGGGTAGTTTGCAAGTAGATGGTACTACAACTACTGTTAATTCTACAAATACATCACTAAATGATCCAATAATGAATCTTGGTGATGTTACCAGTAAAAGAACTATTCTTGCAACTGTTGCATCTGGTGTTTCTACAGTAACAGTTGATTCTGTTGTTGGTATTAATACTGGAGATATTTTAGCAGTAACTGGAATTGATAATTCTGGAATTGCTACTGTTACTTCTTATCATGCAGGTAGCAAAGTAATTACATTCCAAGGACAAACCAGTGCTGGAATTACTACAGAAAGTCAAATAACTGTTACTCACGCTTTTGATACCAATACTGATCGTGGTGTTTCTTTTAACTACAACTTAAGTTCTGGAACAACTAATAACAAAACTGGTTTCTTCGGTTATAATGATAGTGCAGGAGAAAGTAGTAATGCTCCAGTAAGATCATTTACTTATATTCCAGATGTTACTATAACAGGTAATGTTGTTTCTGGAACAAGAGGAAGTTTAGATATTAAAAATATCTATTTCCAGACTGGTGATTTTGATGCTACTGGTAATGGTATTGTTTACTTCGATACTACTGGTAAGATGGTTGGTGCTGCTGCCACATCTTCTGGTATCAGTACTTCTAATTATGTTTTAACAACTGATGCTTCTGGCATACCAAAATGGACAACAACTTTAGATGGAGGAACCTTCTAAGCCTATGAATAATGACGTTGATGTGAATGTTTTAGTTAATGTATATAATCAAAGAATTGCTCAATTAACAAATCAAAACATTTATTTAGAGGCTAGAATTACCTCTCTGACTAAAGATTTTCAAGAAGAAAAAGATCTTCTATTAAAAGCAAATCTTGAAATGCAAAAACAAATTGATAAATTTCCTAAACCAAAAAGAAAACCTAAAGTAGTAGATAAATACCAAGAGGATACTAAATTCGATGAGTAAACCAAGCACCAGACAAGGATTAATTGATTACTGTTTAAGGAGACTTGGGTATCCTGTATTGGAAATCAATGTGGATGACGATCAAATTGATGATTTGGTCGATGATTCCCTGCAATATTTTCAAGAAAGGCATTTTGATGGAGTAGAAAGGGTATATCTAAAACATAAGTTATCTAAAGAAGACAAAGAAATTATAAAAACAGGAGTCACTACAACAACTGCAAGTTCAGGTATTGGTATTACTACTCCTTCATTTACAGAAACACAAAACTTTTTACAGTTACCTGATCATATTATTAGTGTAGATAAAGTCTTTAAAGTTGATGAGAGTACTATATCAAGTGGAATGTTTAATATAAAGTATCAGATATTTTTGAATGATCTTTATTATTATGGTGCTCTTGATTTGATGAACTATGCAATGACAAAAACTTATCTTGAGGATTTGAGTAGAATAATTACTCCAGATGTTCAACTTAGGTTTAATAAGAAGCAACATAGATTGTATTTGGATATTGATTGGGGTCAAGTATCAGATGACAAATATTTTGTTTTTGATTGTTGGAGAATTGTTGATCCAGCAAATGCAAGTGACATTTATAATGATTTTTGGTTAAAGAGATATTTAACTGCTACTATCAAGAGACAGTGGGGTCAAAACTTAATAAAATTCCAAGGAGTTCTTCTTCCTGGTGGAGTAGCATTAAATGGTAGAGAGATTTACGATGATGCAGTAAAAGAAATTGAGCAAATTGAATATGAACTTAGGAACGAGTACGAACTTCCTCCACTGGATATGATAGGATAATGTTATGCCACTTTCTCCGTATTTCCTTCAAGGATCATCCAATGAACAAAGATTAGTTCAGGATCTAATTAATGAACAATTAAAAATTTATGGACAGGACGTAGTATATCTTCCAAGAAATGTCATAAACAAAAATACCATTATGAAAGAGGTTACTGCCTCTGTATTTGATGATGCTTATCGGATGGAAGCATATTTGTTAAATTATGAAGGATTTGAAGGTTCTGGAGATGTTCTATCTAAGTTTGGTGTACAAACAACTGATTCAGTAACTTTCGTAATATCCAAAGAAAGATATGAGGACTTTGTTAGTCCATTTTTATCTGGAGATCCAGAATTAGAATTAACTACTAGACCACAAGAAGGAGATTTAATATATCTTCCATTAGATAATACAATATTTGAAATTAAGTATGTTGAAGCAAAGAAACCATTTTATCAATTAAACAAACTTTATGCATATACGTTGTCTTGTGAGGTCATGGATTACGAGATTGATGATCAAATTGATACAAGTATCGAGGCAGTAGACAAGGCAGCAGTAGAGTTTGGATATACTGTGCAACTTGCAATGGTTGGTTTAGGTGCAAGTACTTCAGCTGCTACTGTACAAAAAGCAACAGATGCTTCTTCATTAATTACTGGAAATGGTCTTGGAACTATTGATTTGATAAATGATGGTTTTGATTATACTGCTCCACCAAGTATTGGAATATCTACTGCACCTAGTTTGGGTGTGAATGCAACTGCTGTTGCAATTATGACAAGTCGTAGTGGACAGACAGGTCAATCTATTGATAGAATACTTTTGGTCAATCCAGGTTTTGGTTACACTTTACCACCAACAGTTACTATTACTTCAGTTAATCAAGATGGTGCTGGTGGAATAGCAACTGCTGTTCTTGCTGATGGTGGTTTGAGTGCATTTACAATTACTAATGCTGGTGCTCAATATGGTAAGGTTCCAACTGTTGCTATTGGAACTGCTCCAGCTGGAGGAACTAATGCAACTGCAGAAGCATTCTTGAATACAGATGGTGGAGTTGCTGCACTAAGATTTACTAATGCTGGTGCTGGATATACTGTTGCACCATCAGTTACAATATCTGCACCTGAAGTTGGAATTGCACAAACAGGCAATTATCTCTTTAAAGAGATGGTCAGAGGTGTTGGTTCTGGTACGACTGCATTTGTTCAAAGTTGGGATAGAGATGATAGAATACTTAAAGTTACTAACCTTAGCGGTAGTTTCATAGAAGGAGAAAAGGTTGTAGGTATTGGTACTACTATGAATGGATCTGATACTGCATACATAATTAAAACGGTATCTGATCAAGATACTACTGATTTATATGCAGATAACACTCCATTTGAATCAGAAGCAGATGCAATTTTGGACTTCTCAGAAACTAACCCGTTTGGTGAATTCTAAATAGATAATATAAGTAAACCTCAATATTATGTTAGGACAATATTACTATCACGAAATTATTAGGAAGACTATCATATCTTTTGGTACTCTTTTTAATACAATTGATATTAGACATAAGAAGCAAGATGGTAGTGCTTATAGCACTATGAGAGTTCCTATTGCTTATGGCCCTAGAGAGAAATTCCTTGCAAGATTAGAGCAAAAACCAGATTTAAGATCACGAGTAGCAATAACATTACCTAGATTAGCATTTGAATTGACAAGTATTCAGTATGATAATGAGAGAAAGGTTTCTACAATGCAAACCTTTAAGGCAACAAATAATAGTGGAACTAAGGCTGCAAGAAAGGTTTATATGCCAGTTCCTTACAATCTAGGATTTAGGTTGGATGTAATGACTCAGTACAATGAGGATTCCTTACAAATAGTTGAGCAAATACTTCCAACTTTTCAACCATCATTTAATTTAACTATTGACTTAGTTGAAGCAATTGGAGAAAAAAGAGATATACCTATGGTTTTAGAAAGTGTTGATTTTGAGGATAATTATGATTCGGGATATGAAGAAAAAAGAATTATAACACATACATTACAATTTAACGCAAAGACTTATCTGTTTGGTAATGTTCCTAGTACTGGTACTGGACTTATTAAAAAAGTTACAATCGATAAGTATA